GCCGTCTGCTCTTGCCCAAGTTTAATTTGGTCGCGTTCTTCTTGCGTTTGCTGTTGCTGCGCTGCACTAGCCATGATGTAAGTCCTTATAAAAAATGCGAGTGGCCCCGTTAAAACCTGTGCGTTCGCAGTATTTGTCCCAGCCCTTGCGGTTACTATTGAATGCGATCTGATCGAACCCTTTGGCTGCGGCAAAGCGTGGGAACGATTGATACAACCGCATTAATCCACTGCGTAGTTGGGATAAATAAGCGTAGTCCACATGCAGTACAAGTTTGCGCGAGTAGCGGTCTGTGTGTTCTTGTAGCACGACAAAACCGTGTAGCATGTCGTCGTCTTCGCCGGTGACGTCGTATAAATACACGCCGCCGTTGTAAATCTCGCGCATCACTTCGCCTGCCCCGTGATCACTGCCACCCTTCTCAATTGCGGACGCAATGCCGTTCAGGTAATAGGTATGACGCGAATGGACTTCGTGCGGTGTGACTAAGCTAAATTGGAACATTAATAGCCCCCGTAGCTAATTTTACGCACGGCACGACCACTGTTGTTTTCTGCTCGACCTCGAGCGTCCATGATCGCCGCTTGGAATACAGAGCCGTGGAAACCGGCTAAGGTGTTGTTGGCCCACGGCATCCCCGCCATCGTGTAGAGTCGAGCCAAGGCACCATCAATTAAATGTTCGTGAATCTCACTCTCGACCGCGGCATCAAGCCCCGTCGATTTCGATGTGGTACTGAGCACCGCGCGGAGTGCAATCGCTACGGAGGCTTTAGGTGTGGGTGTTAGTCGAAGCGTCTTACCGAAGTCGGTGAGTGAGCAAAACGTCTGCGTGCCGTTCGGTGGTCGCTGATCATCCGCAATCTGTGGGACGTCCTGTGTGCCGATGGTCGCCTGCTTCAGTTGAACAACGCGCAAGTCAGAACTGGGGGTCTCCAGCTCGACGTCAGCGAGTCCACTGATGACGAAGTGATCTTCAAGATCCACTCGCCAAATCATCGACTTGGTTAGGAACTCTTCCGTCGCACGACGCAGCGCACGAATGATAATCAGGTCAGTGCATTCCGGCACCGACGGTAGAATCTCAGGGATAATGCTCTCGAATGTGACCTTCGCCATCTTAGTGCTCCTTCGCTTGGGCTTCGCCGATTACTGAGCCGCCCAGCTGACGACTGAATGTTTCGTAATACATGGTGGCTTTGGCGTCGTCTGACGTGTCTGCATCCTTCAGGAATGCCCTGTAGAGGACGAAAGCCAATAAAGGGTTGCCGTAGGTCGAATCAATGTCTAACGAGCCATTAGCAGCCATTACGGGAGGATCAATGGTGAATACTGCATCCAGTTGACCATTGCCATCATTAGGCGGGTAGCATAAGAAGTGTTTGCTGTTCAATTGCTCAAGAACGATGTACTTCACCGTCGGGTTTTCGCTTTTGCCGTACCAGTTCGGTTCTTGTGAATCCAGCGCCTGTTGGTCCGCCAAACGAACCACAGGGCCAGCAACATTCGAGATCACTCGATGGAGGTGGCGTTTGCCGGATGGAATCGTCTGGTATACGCCGACCGCCATTGGCATCGTCGCGCGTGCAGTAAATAGCATCGGCTTCATGGACGCCATCTCAAGGATGCCGTCGTTAAGCCAGTTTAGGAGCTCTGCTTGAGGCCAGCGAGTCGCGGTCTCGTCTAACAGGAGCGTCGAAGCTCGGCTCAGAATTGATGAGACTGCAATCGTCATGGGTTAAACCTCTTGAAAAATGTCCCATGCAACGTCGCGGTCTGCGGCGCTGATGTCATAACCGAGTAGGGTCTCGACTGCGCGCACTTTAGGCGTACCGTCGCGTCCGAAATTCTTAGGGTTGCCTTCTTCGACCAACAAGCCAATAGCGTCAACAATTGGTGTTGCTGCGGGCTGGGTCTCTTCGACAGGCTTGGTCTTAGCGCGAATACGTGCGCCAACTTTTGTACAGCCCTGGGAAATGGCTGTCTCAACGAGTAGGTCACGGACGTCTTGTTCAACGCCAGATTCCATACGGATTGCAATACCATTGACTGCAATCATTTGTGTGGTGGGGGATACTAATTTCATACGGATCAAATCCTCAAAAATAATGGCTCCCCCGAAGGGGAGCCTCACAACTAGATTGCAGTGTCAACGGTGATCACACCGAAGTCTTCTAATGTAGTTGGATTGGCTGGGTTGCCTTTGAACTGCGGCTTCAAGAAACCGAAGATCTTACCTACGGCGATACCAGGCTGGTTGTTGTAGTCGAAGTAATCTTCGTCCCAATAAGCAGTACCTAGATCAGCCATACCCAAGGCTTGTGCGCCACACAACAAGGCACGTTGGCCGTTGTCGTTACCTGACGTACCCATCTTAGAACCAGCAGCAGCGCCGCGGGTGTCAAAGACGTGACGGAATTCGTGAATAATCACGCCGTCAACCATGACAGAGTTAGTGCCCTTGAATAAGCTGTTCTTATCACCACGAACGCCTGCATGACGTACGTTAGCGATGAAGTCAGCATCTAGCTTCAATTGCGCCATGCCCTGTGGAGTCACGAACAAGTGATACACTTCATCACCAGCTGCACCCTTAATACCGCGGATATAATTATCCTTGGCGTGGGCTTTCAAGTTCACGATGTCTGTGTAAGTCATCGAAGTTAATGAACCGTCAGTAGCGGAATAACCGGTACCAGAAGTCACACCACTAGACTTCAAGTGAACACAACGATTGGTACTTGGCGCAACAGCTGCGGCTGGCGCAAATTCCAAAGTGGACAACACGGTTGAAGCACGAGTTGAGCCGTTGGTGTTCAAAGTGTATGGCAATGAGCTCATGCTCAAGAAAGCCATCTGGTCAAGACGGTCGCCCATCCAGTAACCTAACTTGTCGCGAGATTGCTCACGGAAGTTAACGATAGATTTTTGGTCAGCCATACGGCCTTGCAAACGGTTAGCATGACGTAGTTGATCGATTTGGATCACGGTGTCATACGCTTTCATGGCTTCTTCATTGCCTTCTAGCGTTGCGTCACCAGCGATACCATCGCCTTCTAAGTCTGCAACTAATGTTAGAACAGCGCGAGCGCCCTTCTCGGATTTGGTCAACGAGTCGATACGTTGAACCATTGCGTTATGGCCTTTACCAGCGAACTGATTAATAAAAGACGTATTACGAGCGACGCGCCAAAGGTCACGGGCCCATGCAGTCTTTTGTTCGTCGGTAAGTGCCGCAAAATTGGTCGTAGCCATTTTGAGTCACCTATATATAAACAAAAATAAAATGCAAATTAGACTGAGCCTTATGCTCTAGCCTCGGGTTCCCGTATCGTGAGGATGACGAAGTAACACGCCTTTTTATGTGGGCGAACACAACGCGGATAACGCTCCGCGCTGATCGAGCTCATGTATCGTCTGAGCCATCACTGAGATGAATAATAGTAGTTCAGCTGTTATTTCGCAACACTTAAACGAGATCGCCGCGCATTCGTGCGCGAGTCGCTTCAGGCAACGCATCAAACTCGTCATCCGTCAACTTGGTGATGTCCACCATCTCAGCACTGCTCTTGCCGCCGGATTCGCCTTGGTCCATTTTTGGAGGCTGGGCATTGGCCGCTTTGACGTTCGCTTTGACGTTTGTTTTGCGAGGTTTAGCGACGGGCGGGGCTTCCGCAACTGCCAGTAATTCAGGCCGCACCACTCGAATCGCGGCATTCGCCGCACGGCGTACTGCTTCTGCGGGCGAATAGCCTTGATTTAAATACGCATTCTGGAACACCAGGGCTTCAGAGTTCAGGTCTTCATCAAAGTGGTCTGATTCCGTGTCCAACTGAGGGTATTCCTCAAACACGGTTGTCAGCGTTGACTTTAATTCCATCTTGGCTTCAACGCGGGCTTCCAGCTCTTCCATGTTGATCGCTTCGGGTGTGGGCTGGCGTAAGGTCGCGAGCATCTGCTCTTCAATCTCGGCAGCTTTGTCCAAATCACCGTCAAGTGTTGCTTCTTGCTTCTGCTTCGAGAGCGCCCGAATGTCTACGTCGGGGACGGCTTCTGCCGCTGCACGCGCTTCCGCCAACTCTTTGCGCAACTCAGCCGCTTCTTGTTCAGCTTTACGCTGTTTAGCGACCACGTCGTCAAGGCGGCGTTTGGGAATCATGTGTTTCTTAGATTCGGGCTCAGATTGCGTCTCTTCTTGCTCAGATTGCGTCTCTTCTTGCTCAGATTCCGCTGTTTCTTCCTCAGATTCCGCTGTTTCTTCTTCAACAACGGCTTCCTCGACAACGGCTTCCTCGACAACAGTCTCTTCAACAACGGCTTCCTCAACCGCGGCTTCTGTTAGATCGTTACCGAAGTCCAAGCCTTGAATGTCGTCGTCGTGGTGACCACTTTCTTCGGGCAGATAGCTATTCATATCAACAGCTGCGTTTGATTCTTGGGGCATAAATCACCTATTTTGGGGTTGGTTTGGTTTTACTGCTATCGAGTGACTTCGCTTGCTGCTGTTTCGCATCGTGTTGCATAAGCGATACGGCGGTGCGGGTCACTGAATCTTGTTGGCGAGTCTTCGCGGTTACTTGGGCAAGTTGTAAGCGCACTTGGAGTTCTTCGCGCTTCATCTGTACCTTGGCACGGAGTTCTTCCATTGCCCGTTCATGGACGTTGCCGTCTTCGCCCAGCTCTTCCGCCTTCGCCATTGCGAGCATGGCTTGGCTCTGCTTGGTCTGGAGATCCGCTTCTAGGTTCGCGAGTTCAAGTTCAGCTTGGCGAATCATCATTTCTTGCTGCTTCTGCTGCATTTGCATCTCTTCTTCGCTCGGTGCGGCAAGCCCCGCTAACTGCTTCACTTCTTCCGCGATGTCACGTTTCTGTGCCAGGTGACTGTACTCAACCACACGGTAATCCGGGATCATGACGCCCGCTTGTCGTAGCTGTAGCGCTTCGGAGAACTGACTCTCTTCAAAGTTGTCGCGCGCAGGCTGGGTCGAAATTACGACCGAGTATTCGCCCAAGGTCAGGTCATTAACGATCTGCCCTTCAGGGGTCACTTGGTTCACCATCATCTGTTCCTGTGCGTCGGGCGCAGCGGGGTCAGGCATGGTGGGGTTGGTGATCTGGATCAGACGCTCTTCAACGTAGAACTGTTGCACTAACTCAAGGATCTTTTCAGCCAACATGTGACGCGTGTGCGCCAAGTTGTCCATCGGCACTTGGATTTGGATCTGTCCACGGGCCTGCTTCGACTCAAGCGCAACGCCTGAAACTTCAGCGGACTCATAGCCCAGCATGGCATCCGATACACCAGAGATTTCCTTGATGTTGTGCGCGGCTTTCTGCGTAATGCGGTCAATGCCTGTGGGAATCTGGTTCGGTTGGATCTTTTGCGGAGCACTGGTGCCACGCGCATGAACAATGTGTAAGCCGGTCTCTGCGCCGCGTTCGGTCAAGTCTTCGTTGGTCATGTTGACCAAGGAGCCCTCTTCCGTTATCCATCCACTGTTGGCAGTGGTGTTAACAATGTGAAGCTCTTGCGAGGAGATCTTGTTGAGCTGCTCTTGCGGGGAGATAAGGTTCTTGACCATGCCGAAGGGCTTGCCGCGTCGGAAGTAGCTGAAGTACGGCACGACGGTAAAGGTCTTGTACGGTGACCACTCATCGTGAAGTAGAATTTGATCGGCGCTGACTGTCCAGCGTACTCGAGGCGCCAGCCGTTTTTGGATGAATAAACCAAACTGCTGCCCGAATTCTTGTCGTTTAGCGTCATCCCAGTTTTCTGGAACAGGTCGCATATCGCCGGACTCAGGGTCAACATACCACTCGGACATACACATACGTCGATGCTGGCGTTCGATGACGCGTACACTACGGATGGTTTTATCAGAAAAGCCATCGTCAGCAAGGTCAAAACTAGAGCTGTCGCCAAAGCGGTTATCTTCAACTGCAACGGAGTCGCCACCATAAATATCGCCTCCAGCGGCTAAGGACTTCAGTTTATCGGCAGTCTTCGCGCCGTACGTGGATTCGATCTGATCAATGGAAAGCCAGCGCGTAACGATGACTTCGTTCCATGTCTTTGGGTCGTACTCTTTGGCGTCGACGTCGATTAATACGTCCAGCGGGTCAAGGGAGCTAATCTCTACCTCGCCTTGGATGCTGTCGTCGAAATTAATGCGGGCATCAAAATAACCCCGGTCTTGGATCAAGCCGTCGGAGAACACTTGGCTTTCAAGCCAGTCGAGTTTGTTGTTGTCACCGATCTGCATCACGACCTTGGTCAGTGCGATGGCGGTCTCTTCGTTACCCTTAGAGCGCGGTTTGAAGTTAATCTCGGCGCGTTTGGCCGTCTGCTCACCCAACACCGTGTTGATGGTCGATAGAATGGTGTTAATGGTTAACGCGGGACGCCCTTCGTCAGCGAGTTTCTTTTTGTCTGTCGCATCCCACTGCTCACCGCAGTAGAAGTTGTCGTATTTCTTTGCCCGAGTGACATATTCACTGTGGCCATTGTCGCGAAGGCGCACGTAGCGCTTCCAGTTGTCACTTGCGACCTGTGAAGGTTCTTTTTTTACTGTGCCATGTGCCATGTTCGATCCTAAGAGTCATCCAGCTGAAATCTGCAACGATAGTAGTTGAACTGCTATTCTAACGGTTGCAAATTAATTTCAAAAGGTGTGGGCCTTTCACCCACCCGTCTTTAGCGACACCCCATCGCCTCCGATACCCCAAAAAAGGGCGGGGATTACGCGCTCATTGACGATCGCTTCACACCACTGCTCAAGATTGAGCCGAGGCGTTTTTCACGCCAACCGGCCACGGGTTTCTTGATAGGGGCTCTCGGGGTGACGATGTCATCGAGCATTAGCCCGAGCCACGCCAAGGAGTCCACACAGTCATCGTGGACGCCCATCGGAAAACGAAGCATCTCGTTCACCATAATTTGTACAGTGTCATCACCTTTCGGGAAGTACACCATGCCCTGCTGCATCCGACCTTGTATCGAACGCGCACGGGTTTGTTTGTCGCGCTTGCCTGGCCTTAGCCCTTCGTAAAAGAATGAATACAGGTTGCGCTCACGAATACGTTGATTCAGTAGTGGGCCCATCGCCATTTCAATCTGGCCTTTCTCAATACCGGTGATCTTCGACTTCCAGCGCACCCACGTATCAAGGATCGCTTCGATTATTTCGAGGGAGTTCTTTTTGAATCGTTTGATGTCGAGCACCCAGAGGTTGTCTTGTCGGTCGACGCCGACGGTGATGCCCACCGTGAAATCATTTGCCTCATTCGAGCCAATCGCCAAGTCCCAGGCGGTGTAAGTATGTAGCTCATCAAGGCTAGGGCGCTCGGTCGGTGCGTACCAACGGAACATATCCCGTGTAAAATACTCGCCATCATCAGCCACAGGATTTTGCTGATAAAGAGCAGACCAATCGCGAGGTCCAACAGCACGCTTAATGCGGAGTAAAGCAGTTTCGTCGTAGCGTTCCGGATGGAGCGCTTCATCTTTCTTACGGAATTTCTCATCTTCTGTAGCCAGTGCCGGATATTGGATAACGTCCCATTCATCACCTTCTTTCTCCTTCATTTTTGTTAATAGACGCCCTGCCAGATCATCGTCGTGCCAGCGCGTTAATATAATGAGTACGCCGCCGCCGGGGGCGAGACGCGTGTACGCCGTCGAGGTGTACCAGTTCCAGATACTTGAGCGGTTGGTCTCGGATTCAGCGTCGTCGCGGTTCTTAATGGGGTCGTCGATAATCAGAACGTGTGCGCCACGACCTGTGATCGGACCGCCCACACCCGCCGCAACGTAGCCGCCTCGGTTGGTGGTGTTCCAACGCTGGGCGGATTGACTGTCTTTATCAAGGTGCGTGCCTTTGAATACTTGGTGATAGCGCTTGTCACGTAATAACTCACGCACTTTACGGGAGAAGTCCATCGCCAAGTCGCCGGTATACGAACAACTGATTACTTCGTGGTCTGAATGGCGACCTAAGTGCCAGCCAGGGAATGTTTTTGACGCCAGCTCGCTCTTACCGTGTCGAGGCGGCATAAATAGCATTAAACGGGGGCTTTTACGCTCGGCCACGTCTTTTGAGAACTGTTCTAAGCGCGCGCAGATGTCTTTATGCACCCATCCAGCTTCGTATTGGTCATTAAACCGCTCGACGAAGGGTAATAGACGGCGGCGACAGAGCTCACGACGCATTAATTCCGCTTTCGCTTCTGTTCTTGGGTCGAACGCATCAATTGCCGCTTTCTCAGCTTCAATGATTCGTTGTGCTTCAGCATCGCGACTGTTTTTAGAGTCAATGTCACGCTTGGTCGGTTTGTTCAGCTCCCACGGGTCATCATCTACGCCGTCATCCAGCGTAGGCGCGAGCTGCTTCGGCTTGGATTGCTTTGGGATCGGTGCGTTCTTCACTTCCGCGGCCTTGCGGGCTTTTTTACTGATCTTAACGTCGGCTTTAAAGTCGCACTTAACGCACGTTGTCTCGTCGGCAAACATGGTTTGGATCGTGTCGCACTTCGGGCAGTTCATGCCATCAGGGTGTTTGATCATTCTGTAAACTCCCCGTCAATAATGTCGTGGGCTTCTGCGGTCAGTGCGTCACTGGCTGCACCCATTAACTTGAGTAGCTCGTTGTCGTCCAGCTCGGCTAATTGATCGACTTTTTGGATACTGCTGATGTTGACGTCGATGGTTTTGGTCTCTTGACCTAAGCCGTGCAGCTTCATGTGCATCTCAACGCCACGGAACCATTCCATCGCGTTGGCTGACATCTTTTTACCCATCTCAATGTCCATGTGGGCGTCGACCATGTCGTATTTAACCAGGTCACTCGCCACGTCCATGCGGTCTTTGTGCAACATCTCTAAGTGATGCTGGATTGAGGGGTCATTTAGTAGGGTTGTGGCGCGCTGTGTCCCCATCCCTGCCCGCTTGGCTGCGGCCAACTTACTCAGGCCCATCGAAATACCGGCAACAAGATTCGTTTCTTGGGCGGTGAGGTGTCTTAGGTCGTGGATGTGTTCATTGGCGTTCGACGCAACGGCAAGGCCGCGCATTTCCATCTCTGCTTCAGGCGATGTCAGGTCGAGGTGCTTTTCGTCGTTTGACTTTGGGGTATCAGTCATAAACTCAATTCTTGGGTGTAAAAAGCAGGGGCTAACTGCGCCCCTGAACTAGCTGAGCTAGAGGAAGTACATCATGAAGATTGAATAATAGTAGCTGAACTAATATTTCACAAGCACACCTTGACAATTATGTCAGGGGGTAACTCGGAGGATACGGGTTGTTTTAGGCGTAATTATGGACGGAAGCCGCGTGGCACGGGCGTTTGGGCTCAGGGGAAAAAAAATTTGATGAAAAATAATATTCAAAAATCCTGAAATATTTGTGCGTCGTCTATGTAGGTTCCCTTCCTAGAAAAGGGGGGCTACCCCCGATTCGGGTTTCCGGATTCGGGTTTCGGGTTTCCAACAAAAGGAACCTTGTTTTCATCAATTAAGGAGATTGACTATGAGCATTCATAGAGTAGTAGACGACATCGTTGTTGAGTTTAACGAGCCCTTAGCGGCTTACATCAAAGCAACGATGGATGCGGAACAGGACATGGCGCAAGAGCGCCGTGAACGTGAAGCAGGCTGGTTAGCGTGTGGCTCACTACTAGAGGAGAGCAACCATGAGTGAACTAGCTCAAGTAAGTATCGCATTGGTCATCAGCATGGTGGCCGCAGCAACGATGGTCGTATGGCTTGTCCTTGCTGACCGCATTAACGAAGAAGGAGATCGTGATGAATAGTCTAGCAATGCTGGAGTGGCTAGTGAT